TGTTTTAAGTGTTTTAATTGTTTTGTATGGTAACTTAAATAAAGAAATATTTTTATTTGAATCTTGTACTTTTGCTCTTCTTCTTACAACAATTGTTTTAGTCGAAGCTGCCGCTGTGACACTTGAAAGTGTTAAACTTGTATTTGAAATAATTGCTTCAACAATTTTAGTTTCTGTATTACCACTATCGTTAGTAAATGAAATTGAATCACCTATTTTTAAATCATCTGTAAATCTTGTACCAATACCTTGAACATCAGCGGAACCTGAACCTACATCAATAACACCTACGATTTGTAAATTTTGTCCGTAAGTTGCATCTAAAGCCGCATCAGCAGTATATGTTGGAGAACCTGCCATACCAACTTGTTTGATACTTGGTAAATCAAATGTTCTAACACCTGGCATACCTACTGCATCAACTTGAATTGTTGCTGTATTAGATGAAGTGCCACCTGTAATTGTTTCGCCAGCTGTAAATGCACCGTTAACACTTGATACAATAACAATACCATGTCTTACAACACCACCTGAAGTATAAGAAGTCACATTGGCAATTGTTGTGCCATCACTTTCATATAATTCAAAAGTATTTGTTGCTGGATTTCTTACTGTAAATACTGTTGCATCTGTAATTGCTGATGAATCAACTTGAAAACCTGCATTTTCAATTGTAATTTGTTGGCCTTCTTTTAAACCATGGCCATTTGCTGTTACAGTTGAAACAACACCAGGATTATCTGTGTTTGAAATAGCTGTGATTGCAACACTTGTGGTTGTTGAAATTGATTCAACAATACCTGTAGCACCTGAAGTACCACCTGTTACAACTTCACCTGTTGTAAATGATTGGTCAGTTGTAATATTTAAATGATTGAATAAGTTAATATCAAAAAGATAGTGTTTGTAAACTGCACCTGTTAAAGCGCCACTAGCAAAAGTGTTTGATACTGCTGTACCTGAATTTAATTCAAAACCTCTGGACTTTGCACGGCCAATTGTGTTAATACTTGCACCTGAACCTGTATTTTCTGTACCTCTACTTGATGTTGCTTCTGAATAAAGATTTACTCTTTTAAATGCCTCAACATCACCTGATACGAAACCAACATCTGGTGTACCATAAACATTAGTAACATTTATAAAGTTACCTACATCAAATCTTGTATTAAAATTATTTTGTGTTTCAAAATCTCTTGCTTTGTCAATATCAACATATGTTGTACCAACAGTTTCAATTTCATAACCTTTAACATATGCTTTACCTGGAGAAATACCAGCTGCAATTTTACTTTCAACACCACCATTACCTGAAGTGTAAATACCTCTATTATTTCCAGCAATTAAGTGTTCTCTTAAATCTAAATCAAAACCTCTAACTGCATAATCACCCGATTCGTCAAATGTTCTTCTTGCTAAAGTATCTTCTAATACGGCATATTCAGTTGTTCTAACTCTATTTTGAATGATACCATTTTTTAATCTTAATAATTCTACAAAGTTTTGGTCTTCTGTACTTGTTAAAGTTTTCTTTGCAAGTGTTAAATTAATTTTAAATCTGTGAGCGCCAGGAGCGTTGACATTAGAAGAACCGGCCGCATTATCATTTAAACTTGCATCATCATTTGGAGTTACAAAAGATTCTGTAACTTCTAAACCAACTCTATAAGATGGTGAGTTTGTATATTTGTCTAATACGATAACTTGTTCTGAAACTTGAACATGAAAACCATTGATGTAGTAAACACCTTCACCAATATATGCTGATGAACCTGTTGCTGTTGTATCTACTGTAACAGTAGCCGCTGTTGAATCTGCAAGTGTACAATTTAATGTTTCACCGTCTGTAAATGCAACTGTGGCATTATCTGTACCTGAATTTGTGTATTTTACGAAAAGTGTATCCGGGTCTGTACCGTCTGTAGCTGCAACACCTACAACATTTGCTGTTACGCCTGAAGTTGCACCTGTGACAACTAAACCATTATAGTCTGTAATTGAAGACGCCGACTTAGCTGATAATTTTACTGCATAGTAATTTAAATCGTAGGAAATTTGACCAGGAATGACCATTGCACCTTGCTTAAAGATGTGGTCAGATAATCTTTCAATCTGATTCTGTAAAATCGTTTGTGATTGTGTTAACTCTCTCGCCTGTACTGCAAATGATGGTCTATAAAGAACTCTATGGAACTTTTTAGATTCAGCATAATCATCATAATAAGGCGTGAGGTTAAAGTCAGTTGGACTTGGCATCTATTTCCCTCTTAAAATTCAATAATCAATTTAACATTTTCTGTTTGGTCTGAAGCTCTTGTGATTGGTGCTCTATTTTCAACATAGATAACATCACCTGCGTCTGCATCAATTTCAGAACTTGCATAACCTGAAGTAAATGACACATTGTTAGTCGTGCCAGTCGTAGTTGAAGGTACACCAGTTGAACCTGAAGATTGTCCTGTGATTGTATTTGTACCAGAAAAGGCCGTTAAATCACCATTACTATCTACACCCTCATCATTAAATCTAGTTTGTAAGTAATACAAAATATTATTTACTGTATCGTGTTCAATTACTTTACCTACAGCACCTGTTGTTGCTTGATTAATTTCTTCGTCTTTTGTAAATGTTCCTGAGTTACTTGCTAATAGAACTGCTTTTGTTCCTCTCAATGTTGTAGAAGTTGAAGCAGAACCGCCTGATTCGATATTTCGAATAATTGCAACTCGTCTAAAGTCGTTTTCTACTGTAAAGTCACCAGAGTTTGAAGATTCATCACCCTCAAAGTTAGTGTTTGTCATTACATAGTAACCACCTAATTCTTGTACTGCATTAAAACCGTGACCACCTTTTGGTTCAATAATACAATCTAATTCTGCACCTGTAATACCTGTACCGCCAGCTGCAATAATGTCAGCTGCTGTAATATAAGCATAAGTGTAACCTGAACCCACATTTGTTACTGTTACTGTTGTGATTGCACCAGATGAAATTGTTACTGAAACTGTTCCTGAAGAACCATCGCCTCTAATCGGCACACTTGTATGTGTTCCGTCTGTACCACCTGAACCGGCAGATTTAATTGTCACAATATTAATTGCACCATCTGTCGCAGCTGAAGATACCGTAGCATCTGTAGAAACTGCCATAAAGTCAGTTGATAAAAAGTTAACTTGTTGTGATGCTGATAATGAGTACATATATTTCCATTTGTAACCGTCACCTGTTGTTAAAATAGATGTAGATGTACCAGTTGGTTCTACAGTTGAAGATGAGTTACTATTATTATCTAAACATTTGTACACATTATTGTTACTGTTAAGTACATAAAAAGTTGAATCATAAAGAGTAGATGCACCACTATTGGAAGTTTGAGTAGTTGTTGTGCCAGTTATTCTATTACCATAGTCGTGTCTGTACATATCATAAGTTGTGCCTGTAGTCCAATTTCTTCTTGGAATACAATATGATACATCTGAAGCTGTAATTCTTTTTGCAGCCAATAAATCATCAAAATAATAAAATTCATCTTTGACTGAATCGACTGGAGTTAAAGGAGAAGTATCAGAACCTTCGGCTTCTGTTCTACTATCACCTCTTGTCTTTGTGCCATAAGCCTGTGGTCGGCCAATAGCCATGTGATATACACTTGGAGATGCTTCGGAGAAAGATTCTACGAATTGCTCTGCATTGTGTATTCTAAATTTGTTTGTAATAATCGCTGGCATATCTTCCTCTTTTAAATTCTAATTATATTTATAATCATTTTTTAAGACCATCTCACAATAACGATACCTTTACCGCCTGGAGCTCCTTGTGCCATTGGTACTGTGTTTGGATTATTTCCGCCGCCGCCACCGCCGCCGCCTGTATTTGCTTGCCCCGCTGTTGCAGGAGAACCTGGACTAGCCGAAATACCACTTGTACCTCCGCCACCTTGACCGCCTTGACCTGCCGCTACTGTTAAATCTGAAGGAGCACCTCCACCACCACCTGCGTAGTAAACTGAAGTTGTGCCGTCTGCAATAGTGTATGCTCTACCTACACCGCCTGGACCTCCTGGATTTGAATTTGGTTGTGCTGTAGATGAACCGGCCGCACCTGCGCCGCCACCTCCACCACCGCCTGTTGCTGGACCTGGTGAGTTACCGCCTGGATTTCCAAATCCATATGTGCCTGAATCTCCGCCTTGTGTTGGTTGAGTTGCTGAACCGGCTGTACCTGGAAAAGCCGCACCGCCTCCGCTACCACCAGAATTACCTGGTTGACATGGACTAGCAGCACCTCCACCACCGCCACCTTTAGCAGTAAGTGTTCCAAATACTGAGTCTTGTCCTGTAGTTCCTTTTTGAGATTGTGTAGGTGATAAATTAGGATTTCCAGGATTTAAACCTCCTGGACCGCCATCACCAACTGTGACTGAAACTGTTCCGCCTGGAGTTACAGGGAATCCTGGTCTAAAGATAAGACCACCGGCGCCACCGCCACCAGCTCTATCCCAACCGCCGCCACCGCCTCCGGCAACAACTAATACATCTACTGCTGTAACACCACTTGGTACTGAGAAAGTACCAGATGAAGTAAATGTTTGAGTTACTGGCGCTTGTACTACGATTGAGTATTCTCTATCACTTGTGTTAGAGTTAACATCTGAAGCTCTAATCGTAAATGTAGAAGTTGTGTTAGAACCAACTTGACTAGGTGTTCCAGAGATAACATAGCCTGAACTTGTAGAAGTACCAGATAATCCTGCTGGTAAAGAACCACTTTCTAGTGTATAAGTTACATCGCCACCTGATTCTGGATCCGAAGCGAAAATTGTGATTGCACTAAAACTTCCTCTATCTCCATCAGCTACTGTCACTAATGTTCCAGCTGCCGTACTAAAAACAGGCTGTTGGTCAATATTAATTTGATTTTCTATAGTTGATTGTAAACCTGAAGCCGCCGATACTCTTACATCATATGGTTCACCTGAACCAGGTAAACTTGATTTAGCAATCACACCAGTAATTTGTGTCGAACTATCTACAGTTTGACTATCAAAAGAAACAGTTGTGCCTGAAGAATTTATTAATGATGCTGTTGCGCCTGTGAAACCTGTACCTGTAATGACAAAGGTATAATTGCCTGTACCGTCACCTGATGTTGCATTTGTAGGCGAAACGGATGATACGGTTGGAAAATTTAAGAAGTTTGTTTGTGATACTTTTCTAAGAACACCAGCAGAAGCATCATAAACTAATATTAAGTCGCCTGAAGCAATAGCCGTTTCTAATGTTGTTGCATTATCGGGGTCAACTGAAAGTGTTGAACTTGATTTTGCTAAGCCGTCACCCGCTTGAGCAGTTAGGTTTGAAACTGTAATTTTTTTTAATGAACTTGCTGATGTATCATGTAATAATAGTGTGTCAGCATTATTAGCCGCTTCAGCTAATTCTGTTTGACCAGTAATTACTTCTGCACCAACATCAGTTGCTACAACAGCGCCAGGAGCAATCTTATCAGCAGTAATAGCGTTGTCAGCAATCTTATCTGTGGTTACAGCACTATCTGTGATATTTGATTCTTTAATTTTATTTGACATTTATTAAAACTCCTTAATTGTAATAGCATCCGCACTTGCAGGTGCCGTACCAAATGTTAGTGTTGTACCTGACACGGTATAATCTGTAGTTGGCCGTTGTAAAACTCCGTTCAAAAAAACCATAATGCTATCTACATCATTATTTATATTAGTTAAAGTGAAAGCTACCGTAGAACCATCACCTGTTGCGTTAGTTGTTGTTGGTTTTAACGCTAATGTTCCTGCAACTGCCGGAACGACAACTGTTACACTACCACCACCATAATTTGCGTGTGGTGAAGCTTGAATTTGTGTATAGTGTGCATTTGAACTTTCACAATATAATTTTAATTGTGATTCTGCACCGTCATTTTTTAAATCAATAATACCAGATTGTAAAGTAATTCTATCATTACCACCAATTTTAATATCAATCTGGTCGTCTGTATCTGCTGTAATTGATGTATCTGCGTCTGCATCTAAAATCAATTCACTAGCATTTAAATCTAAACTTGTAGCAACAATACCACTTGAAATTGTTTTATTAGTAAGAGTATCGGTTGTGTCACGGCCTACTACTGTATCTGTAGTATTTGTAAAAGTCCATGAATATAAAGTAGAACCGTCGCCTAATAAGTTATAAACTTCATTAAAATTGTCATTGATAATATCACCACCAGCTCTAATAGTAGAACCTGTTCCGTCATCAGCTGTAACTCCAATGTTAATAGTTTGTTTTGCCATTGATTACTCTCTTAAATTCTCTAATATTTATACAAGTTTTGCGATTATGTGTTATCAAAAGTTAATGATGTTTCATCAAATGTTATATCTGTTTGGTCAAAACCTAAATTTGGTACTGTTGTTGTTACATAACTAGGATATGCGATATAAGTTTTCATATGGTCTATTGCATAATCTCGTATTTGAACACCTGTACCATCAATAGATGTATCGTTAAAACCTTGTATTGTGTGTTGTGCCCAAGCAGCCATGTTCATAGGTGTTACCATAACCGTTGTGCCTTTTGTTCTTGTGTAGGCAGTTTGTCTATTATGTGTATGATTACCACCAAATCTATTATTTGATGCAAATGGATTATTATATATGTCTAAACTTCCCATTTTAGGACCGCCGTAAGCATAACCTCTAATATAATCATTACCTCTGGCTGTGATATTGTATAAGTTTCTACCTGAGTTAATGATTAAAGTATAATCTCTTAATAAAGTTACATCTCTTGTATTAGGTGTAAAGTGTTCACTTGTACTATCATCAAAATCTGGATCCACACCTAATTCTGGATTTGTTCTTAATGTTGTGCCATCATCTACTGTTCCTAATCTTCTACCAAAGATAGTAGAGAATAGAGTTGCAATAACACCAAAGATTGGACTTTCTTCAATGCCTGAAACAATGCCCTCAACTGGTGAACTAATTTGAGCACTAATTTGATTTTCAATATTAACTTGTCCTGTAAAATAAAAACCAGCTGTGTGCATTGTCTTTTTGAAACTATCTCGCCAATCATTAATTGTTCGGCCAACTTTAATAACATACGAGAAGTCTTGGTAATATAAACTGTCTTGTATTCTCATTGCATCTTCAGAAATCCATCCATCTTGGTTAACAAAAGTACCGGCTGTATCTGCAACAGCTGTAACTGTTACTGTAGAAGTTGCACCATCAACTTTTGCAATTGTAGCTGATGCACCATTACTAAATGTAATTTCTCTATCAACTTCAAAAGTGCCAGTTGCATCTATAACTTTAACAATTTTTAAATCAGAATTAAATGAACTTACCGTAGCTGTAATACCTGAACTAGAACTATCTAATGATGTGGCTGTTGTATCTGCAACAATAGAACCTGAAACTTCTTTAACTAAAATGTAAGTTGGTAATGTTAAAGTGGGTGGTGTAGGAGATTGTTGATACTCAGCACCTGATTCTACAATTTTTAATCCTTGAACTTTACCAATTTCATCACCATAAGCAATAACTGAAGCATCTGCACCACTTGTACTTGTAATTGTAATTGTAGGTAAAGTTGTGTAATTTGAACCTGCATTAATGATACGAATGTCTGTAATATCACCGACACCTGTTCCACTTTCTTGTACTAATTTATTTCCTGTATAGTTATCACCTCTTACAGTTTCATCTTCTAAAACAATATGGTCATCTTCCGTTGAAGTTGATTCTTCTTGTGTAAAACCACCATTAACCACAGCAACTTCAGCCGAAGCTGCACCGCCATTTGTATTTGCATTATTAAATACTAAACTGTCACCAATTTCATAACCTGTGCCTGCATTATCAATAATAAAATCTGTAATACCACCATTACCAATTGCATCTACTTGAATGATTGAACCTGTACCACCACCTGTAATTGTTACACTATCATTTACATTATATAAACTACCGTCATTTGAAATTGTAATTATTCCAGGAATACCTGTTGTTGTTAATTTTATAAAAGTATCATCAATACCTAAAGCTGTACCTCTTACAACTTCACTTGTTTGAAAAGTACCATTAATACTATCATCATTTAAAATAAATTCTGTAACTAAATTTTCACCAATTTGAAATTGTTGTACACTTTCTACAATAGCGGTTGCACTTGAAGTTTCGCCTGTGATTGTTCTACCTACTAAATCTGTAGGGTCACCAGATTGATTAGATGATTGTATTGCTCTTAAAACTTTATTTGTTGTCCATTTACCATCAGAAACACGCAACATATTTTCTCTAGGATAAACTGTTTCTGAAGTTAAACCAAATAACAATCTAAAGAACATTTGATGGCCTCTTGCCGTACCTTTTGCTCTGTAAACTGATTTAATATTTTTAATTAATTTTCTTTTATCAACATTGTCACCTAAAGTTTCAGGTAATGTATTTAAAAATTCATTTCTAAATTTTGTTAAGAAATTAGAGATTACTTTATCAGGATCCCTAAAGTTTAATAAGTCTTGTATATTGTTTACGGGATTTGGTTTGTAACCATCAACAATAGCATGAGCGTTTGATGATGCACCAATGATAGCTTCACCAATAATAAACTTGTCTTGTGCAGCTATGTAAAGCTTGCCATTATCAATGTCTTCGGTTAAAATGGTGGATGTTGCACCAGATGATTGTCCAGTTATGGTTTCTCCCCTAGTAAATTTTCCGTAAGTTGTATTCTCTAAAAGAATTTTATCACCAGAATCTAACTGTGTTCTATCTGTATCAATTCTGGATGCGTCAATTAACAATGAAGATTGACTTGTTTCAATTTCTGTTTCTAAACGAATACCATCTGTCTGTTCAACACTTGTCACGGCCAATTCTGCCGATTCCATAAATGTGTAATATGCTTTTAGAAATTCTAAAAATTTAGGGTGGTCAGAAACGACAAACTCTGGCGCCTGACTGTTTAGAAGATTGGATATTTTATCAGTAAACTTGGCCATCTGATATTATCCTATGTTCCATAACTAGATGATGTTGTGTATCCTACACCTGCGTCAGCAGAACCGCCAACAAATGTATCCGCTTCTACTGTGATTGATGAGTTAGCTGTATCAATGTTTATGATTTGGTCTCTAACTGGAATAATATCGTTTGAGTTTGGTTGTACTGTTAATTCAATAACAGTTGATGCACTGCCTCTAATGTTTTCGATTGATGCTATGTTTAATGAATTAATTGTAATTTGACCTGTTGTGTAATCAATTGTACCTTGTGTATTATTTGCATAAACACGAACTGCACCATTTAAACTGTATCGTCTAACATTTCCTAGGCCGTCATCATCTAAAAAGAATATTGTTGATGTATCACCATTGATTTTAAAACCAGAAGAAACTAAAATACCACCTTGTTCTGCTTTATGTCCAGAATGTGGATTGTATAAACCATTTCTAAAATAAACATCATATCTTGTAGATGTGCCAATCGTTGGTGTAAATGTTTTTCTAATTCTTAATGTAGTAATGTTAGAAACAATACTTGTATCTGTGTTATCAATTAAACCTGTGACTTTTGAATATCTGAATACACCATCAAACTGATTTAAAGTATCTGTATTGTAATTTGTTAAAGTT